CACCACATACGTCTCTTAATACGCTTATCATTAAATTTTTCAATCCATGTAAGTTCGTAATTTACTGGCAAAATCAGATACTTAGGAAACTGATTAGCTGGTTCATCACGGCAAATAATCCATTTATGATAAACTCCTCTATCATCTGGAACGTCCACGAAAAGCCCTATCGGAAATGTCGCTCCATAGCGTTTTCTAAAATTAGTCTCATAATAATAAAGGTCATCACCTTCATTAAATCTTACAGGCTGACTTGGACGAAACATAAGATAGTATTCCACTTGGTCTTTATCCATTGACTGATAAGATTTAATAATAAATTTTGCGTCAATCTTTGTCTTATTGGTATTTTCATAAGTCATACCTTCAGCAAGAGAACGTGTAATTCCATGTTCATCTGTGAAAAAATCATCATGAAAATGGTCATAGATGTAACAAGTCTTTGTAGCGATGTCGTTTTCAAATGTCTGTTCCATCGCCCAATCAGACTGTTCTTTATAAATCTGCCCAATCGTTTTAGCTCCGTTGTTCTTGGCGTTTGCGACACGCCTAGCTGTTTGTAGACTCGGCATCGCTTACACCTCCCTCAAACATCTGCTTAATATATCCGTGAGAATCTAAGATTGCCCTACGGAATTTTTTGTAACTAAAATGGTCACTCTTGAAATTATCCATAGCACCTTGTAAAGTTGCCATAAGAGTTACCATAAGTCCGTTGTCGTTAAATAAAGTTTTTGTACCACCTAATTTAAACATAACGTTTTCAAAGAAAACGAGAAATGCTTCATCATCTTCAAATATTTTCTCTTCAATTGTCTTATCTTTGTAGAGCAGTAGTTTGTGAATGTCACCATGCATTGCATGAATTGCTTCATTGATTTGCTTGTCTGTGAAGTCACCATATATGTATTGCATATTAGGACTCCGTTGACGAATATGGTTTAAAAGCAAAACCATAATCACGAATAAGTTTTTGCTGTTCAATTTTCATTTCTTTCAGCAATGCCTTATTCAATGAAAAATCGTCCTTCAATTTTTTTTCTTCTTTTCCACCGAAAAATCTTATAGTATTTTCCAATGATTTAACTTTTGGTTCAAGCCATTTGATAGCCATACCTTTGCTAAACAGTTCAATAACAAATTCTTCGTCAGAATACTTATCAACAGAAGTTGTTAATTCAAATTCAAACTGTTCCATTTCGTCATCAAGTTTTAATGTGGAAAATAATCTACGAATAAATGGACTAGAGATAGCAGAATGTAAACGTTCTGCTAATATTTCATGCAAATCAGACTCTTTTAAAGACAATTCTTTGACATCATCAATTAAACCAAAGTATCTGTCAAATACTTTTTCGTAGGAGATATTCATATAACACCTCCAATATGTTACTCAGCAAGTAACTTCAAATCAGTACCACATTCCTCATCAATAATCTTGATTTTATTCATACTGTCAAAAGTTCCTTCTGAAATCATTTCAGAAACCATTGTTGCGATTGTATTTTTGAAACCAGATGGAAGTTTTCTAAACTCTTCACTAAAACGCATAGTAGGAAGATTGATAAGATTTATTAAATCCTCTCTATCATATAAACCATCATATACTTTTTTAACTTCCTGCCAATGTACGTTTTCAAGCAGCTTCTCATCCTCAATAATGATATAAGGTGCAAATAAAGACTTCTTACGAACAAGTAAAGCTGAGAGTAAGTCCTGATACTCAATATATCTGAAATCACCCATGTTACTAAACTCATATGTAATCTTTGTCTTATCACCAGTAAATAGAAGAGTACCTGCATACATAGAACGACATGGAATTAAATCATCTGGTTCATACTTCTTGGGTTTCTTAACCTCTGCAACTGTTTCCTTTACCGTATCTTTTTCAACCTTTGCATCTTCTGCCTTTGTTTTTGCGGCAGAAGTAGTTGTAGCTTTCTTCTGATAAGCCATTTATATTTTCTCCTTTCACTCAATTCAAAAAGGACTGCATATCATTTAGATATACAGTCCCAATATTTCTATGGATTACGCACCGATTGTCCAAGTACCAAATCTTGTGTTAGTCATAGTCTTGATACCAAAACGAGACTTGAACTCGTACTCTTTTGTATCATCGGCATTATCACCAGACTCAGATACTTCCTTAGTCTCATCCATTCCCTCATAGTACATCTTAACAAACTTGTCGATGTTAGATGGGAGAATAAGAAGCTTTGTATCGTCTTCAAGGTAATGCTCTACGTCATTCTCCTTAAATGCCTGTGGAAGCTCGATAATCTGAGTACCCTCAAATGTACCAATTCTACCAGTGTTATAAACATCGTTCTTTGCAGCTTCAGAAACCCACTGAATATCTCCAAGGTTCTTTAATCCTGCAAGAGCAACCTTTGTACCAACGATAGTAGCAACACCACCTGTAGCAAGCTGAACATCAGAAATAAGCTTTACAAACTTATCATGGTTAGTTGCATTTAACTCACCACGGATATTCCACTTAGCAGGAACAGGAAGAGAAGTACCAGCACTCATAACAGCTTCATGAAGAAGAGTATTGATTAATCTTGTGAAAGCTTCTGCAATTTTATTGATTAACTCACTCCAATCTTCAACGCCCTGAAGGAATCTTGACATTTCCATGTAAACCTTTGCGCCATAAGACTTAACAGTTACACCGAATTCCTTACCAGCACCAAGTCTCTGTCTCTCAATGCTGTGATGACCATCAGCAATCTCAGCAACAGTGATAATGCAAGGATCTTTTGTATAGAACTTATTTGTCTGTCCAAGAGCAAGAGTCTTAACCTCTACATACTTCTGGAATACAGGTGAGCTTGTCCAACCAGATACAAGAGTATCTTCAACAGTCTCCTCGATAACCTCGAATACGGCTTCTCTTACAGACTGTTTCTTAAATGCCTTTCTTACCTCATTAGGAGTCGGAGTCTCAGAAAGACCTGCCATCTCGATAATTGTCTTACGAATCTTATCATTTGCTTCTTCGATAGAATACTGTTTTACAGTACCTTTTGCTGTGTCAACACACAGACGAGAGAAGTTCTTATATTTTGTCTCATCAAACTTTTCAACGATTACATCGCTCATTTCATTAAATCTTAATCTCTGCATAGTATATTAATCCTCCTTTCTACCGAATTACGCATATACCTGGGCATTCTTATCTACCCAAATACGATAATTTCCATTTGCAGCAACCTCGTAGATATGTCCTACAAAACCATACTCAGTCATAGCTGGCTTCTCGCCAGTTGTAAGTTTGAAGTCCGTACCATCTACGAATACATATTTTCCGACAGCTAATACAGCGTCTGATGCAAAAGCTTCTGTAGAAAGTGTGAATCTATCAGTGTCCTGAATCTCATAAGCTCTCATAACTTCACCCTTGCCATTATAGAAGTTAGATTCCTCCTGCATTTTTGTCGTATATTCCTCATAAATTTTTGGAGCAGTTAAAATGAGAACAATTTTATCTCCCTTTGCAGGAACTTTTGCCTCAAATACATCTGCTTTCTTTCTGTCACCAATTACAGCAACAGAGCCATTATCAATATCTTTAGACTCGTTTACTAAGTTGTAGTGATGACCAACTTTTGTAGCTTTGAGTAATGTTGACTCCGCTACGCCATGCTTAGTAGCCACGTAATTAGAAAATGTACTAGCCATAATTAAATTTCCTCCTTAATAATTTTTTGCAATAAAAAACACCTATGGATTTTCCATAAGTGTCAAACAATATATTTTTTAGTTTTAATTAATCAAACAGATCACCATATGGTTTATATGTGTCTTCTGTTTCTTTTTCTGCATTAAATGCAACTCTGTTCACATGTCTCTTCTGTGGTGTTTCACCAGCAAAAGAAAATGTTTTATTCTTTTTAACAAGCTTCCCAAGGGTAGCATCAGCCTTCTCAGATAACTCTTCTTTAGAATACTGGTTTACAGATTCCTCAGACATAAGTGTTTTAAACTCATCTGTATCAAGGTATTCTGAATATGCTTCGTCATCAAATACAGTCATCTTGTCTGCAAATACTTCAGCAGATTTATATGTATTTAACTCCTCTACAATAGAAGAGTAGTTGGAACGCATATCTTGAATTTCTGTATATTCTGAATCTGTAAGATACTCTTTGTGCAGATTATAACGTTCACCATCAAATGCTACGTTATCATTATCCTTTGTATATTTCTGACCGTATATTTTACCGCCATCCCAATTTTCATAAACAAAGTAAGAATCGTATACACCAGTAATGTAGTACCACTCATTATCTGCGTCTTCATAAGAAGCTAAGAGATTATATAATGCGTATCGAATGTCATCATGAGAAATTTCAAAAGTTCTAGTCATTTTTTCAAATGTCTGACCTTCTCCATCAGTACCGTCAGGCTCAGAAGGACTCTCACCTTCTCCATTATTGGAAGGC